GAGTGATTTTCACTTTGAGCCTAATGATGACCTGTCCGTGTTTTTTGCACGGGCAAGAAAAATTGCAAGCGTGATTCTTGGGCCGTGTCCATCCTTCAACCTTGAAGGTAGACATGGGCCCGGAGCGACCTTTAGCGATAGGGGTCAGCTTTGTACCGTCCCCGACAAAATGTCATCGGCACCTACACTTACACCTGACGCTTGGCTCTTCCAGTTTGTCTGGGAAGGCAGTGCATGGCAGAGAGCCGTGCACTCGTCAGGGAGGTCGATTAAGTTCGTTTCCGGGAACCGCTTTGTTACGGTTCCTAAAGATTCGATGAAGGATCGTGGCATCGCCATTGAGCCTTCCATCAACGTCTTTTATCAGTTGGCTTATGGCCGCGTGATAAGGCAACGGCTTAACCGGTTTGGTATCAACCTCACCGATGGGCAGGATATTCACAGGCTTTTGGCCCGTGACGCCTCTACCGAAGGCAATCTTTGCACCTTAGACCTCAAGAATGCTAGCGACACCATTTGCAAGAATCTGGTAAAACTCTTGCTTCCCCCAAGTTGGTTTAGAGTCTTGGACGAACTTCGTTCAAAAAAGACTCTTCTCCCAGGTCAAACGCAACCGCGTTTACTTGAGAAATTTTCCTCCATGGGGAATGGTTTCACCTTTGAGCTTGAGACTTTGATCTTTCTCTGTCTCATCCTGGCTACCATACCAGGGTCGAAGGCGGGTTCAGATGTTTTCGTCTTTGGTGACGACCTCATCTTCCCTACTTCGGCATCAAAGGATGTAACGGCGTGCTTAGCTTACTGTGGTCTCACCGTCAACACTCGCAAGAGTTTTGACGAAGGCTACTTTAGAGAATCATGCGGAGGTGACTATTTCGATAGTGTAGCCGTTAGGCCGTTCTATCTGAAGTCATCGCCAAATGAACCTCATGAGCTAATCTCATTTGCTAATGGCCTCCGGAGAAGCTGCCAAGGCAGTCTTTCCCGTTGGATCATCTGCTATCGTGCGTGGCGCGCTATATTAGACGGGTTACCGTCAGATATACGTAGTTGCCGCGGCCCTGAGGGCCTTGGCGACATTGTCATTCACGATGATGAGAATTGGGTTACAAAGACCCGGTACTCCGTTAGGTACATTAGAGTCTATCGTCCTGCAGTGTTCCGGAAGGTCCACTGGTCGCACTTTAGATCAGATGTAATCCTAGCGAGCGCCCTCTATGGCACAGAATCAGGTACTCAACCTAACCAGGTTGGGGGCCGTTTTTCCTTGGGAGGGGTAACCCCTCGAGGGAAGGTTCTAGGCTATAAGAAGG